GCATTGCTTCACGCCGGACAAACGCATACCATTGAAGATATTGCAAAGGCCGTGACAAACAAGCAAATGCAGTTTTGGCCCGGTTCGCAATCCGCTGTCATTACTGAGATTCAAGTTTATCCGCAAAGCAAGGCATGTCACTACTTCCTTGCTGGCGGAAACATCGAAGAACTCGCCGCAATGCGTCCCATTATCGAGAAGTGGGCGCTATCCATAGGATGTAATCGCGTCACGCTAGCGGGTCGGCGCGGATGGATCAAATCGTTTCTGGCGGACGAAGGTTATCAAGAGAAGTGGACTGTCATGTCCAAGGAGTTATCACCATGAGTAAAGGCGGCGGTGCAAGCGGGACTACTACCACAAGGATCGAACCAGATCCAGAGTACAAGCAAGCAGCACTACAAAACTATGCGTTTGCGCAACAGGTAGCGCAGCAACCTTATCAAGCCTATGGCGGGCCAAGGATTGCGGGATTCACGCAACCGCAACAAGAAGCAATGGCCGCCATCAGAGAATCGCCATTAAGCCTTGGCGAATCCATGGCTAATTTTTACAATCCTTATAACCAGCAGGTTATCCAAAACACGCTCGGCAACATTGAAACGCAACGACTGATGCAACAGCAACAGTCACGCGCTGCCGCGGCAAAGGCTGGCGCGTATGGCGGAACTCGCCAAGCAGTACAGGAAGCATTGCAACAACAAGCCGCATTGCAAACAGGCGCGCAGGCCGCGGCACAACTTGCGCAGCAAGGGTTTGGACAGGCCGCCGCGCTCGGTGCGCAGGACATTGGTTTACGCCAACAAGCCGCGGCTGGATTACAAGGTATTGGTGCGCAGCAACAAGCGATGAACCAGGCTAATTTGGATTTGGCGTACCAAGACTTTTTGCGCCAACAGAATTACCCGTTGCAGCAGTTGCAGATCCTTCAACAAGGTCTTGGTCAAACCAACCTTGGTACACAACAAACGTCGCCGTACTTTCAAAACACGGGCGCGTCAGTGCTTGGCGGTGCGCTTGCTGGCTCGCAACTTGGCCCATTACTTGGGTTTACAGGGCCATACGGCGCTATTGCCGGTGGCTTGCTTGGATTGTTGAGGTAAATCATGGCAACAAGTTTTAACCTAGCAAACCTTGGCGGATTATTGTTTGGCGGAGGAACCGAAGAGGATCCTTTATCAAAGCTACTTAAAGCGCAAGCACCAGGACTTGAAGCGCAGGCCGGAAGAAATGCTGCGCTGCAAGCCGCCGCCGCCCTATTGCAAGCTGGCGGCCCTTCAAGGACGCCAACAAGCCTTGGGCAATCGCTAGGCGCAGCCTTGCAAGCGGGGCAAGTGGGCTATCAAGGCGCGCAGCAGCAAGGCTTGCAGCGGATGATTGTCGGTGCGCAGTTTGCGGAGCAACAGCGCAAGATAGCAGAGCAACAGGCTATGCAACAAAGGATGGAGGCTTTACGCCAGCGATTGCAAGGCTTGCCAACCGAAGTAACGCCAACCATGGCACTTGCTGGTGGTGGCGGCCCAACGCAACAAGCCGCAGAGATTCTCGGAAGGCCAATCCCTGAAGATGCTCAACAGCGAATGAGGGCCAACCTATTGCGCAATGTGGCGTCTGAGCTTGCGCTTGAACCAGGTGGCGCGGCACAAGCCAAGGCTTTAACAGATCTCGCGCAAAACATTAGCGAAGTCCAAAAGCCAACAGTGCTTTCACCTGGATCACAGGCAATTGGGCCAACAGGAAATGTAATCGCATCAGCGCCATTTGCTCCGAGAGAACCAAAGACGTTGAGTCTTGAGCAAGCAATTATGGCCGACCCAAATTATCTTAATTCGCCAGCCGGTCAAGCCGTACTTAGGATGAAGCAACAACTTGCTGAAGCAGGAAAACCAAGTATTACTGTTCAGACAGGCGCAACATTTGGCGAGGCAGTAGCTAAATCTACCGCTGCCATGGCCGCAGGACAGGTTGAGCAAGGGCAATCAGCAGCAAGTCAAATTGAAAATAGTAACCGCGTTAGAGCGTTGCTTGATCAAGGCGTTATTACTGGTTTTGGTGCCGGAGGAAGGCTTAAACTCGGTCAGGCTGCACAGGCACTTGGTTACATGCAAGATGATCAAAGGATTGCAAATACCGCCACACTGATCCCGCAGCTGGCACAAAGGACATTAAACAACGCATCAAAGATGAAAGGCGTGTTGTCTGATTCTGACATTAAGTTGCTCGAAAAAGTTTCGAACGCTGATATTTCGGTTGGCGAGGCATCGCTTAGACAAGCACTTGATCTTTCTGATCGTGTTGACCGTGAAGCAATTAAGCGTGGACGCAACGCAGCGCAAACAATCCTTGCCGCACCAGGCATGAGCCAATTTGCGCAAATGTATCAAATACCGGAGCCTAAGCCATACTCCAAGCAAGTGACGGTTAATGGAAAACCAGTAACGGCAACGCAAGGTGTTGATGGTAATTACTATGTGACTGTTGGCGGAAAACGTTTCCGAGTAGAGGAATAAATTATGGCCGAAGCCCGACTCATACCCGTTGACGAGGAAGAAAAGCGCGAAGTGCGTTTGGTTCCTGTTGAAACGCCACGCATGGAGCGCCCACCATCACCAACCATTGGCGAGCGCACGATTCGCGGGTTTATGGATGTTGGGCAAGGTTTAAAGCAACTGTACTTGATGGCGACTGATCCAGAAGAAGCCGCCAAGTACACGCAGCAAGTCAATAAAGATTTGGCGATGTATGAAGCCGCCATAGGAACTGCGCAACCACCTAGCATTTACGGTGAGCGCGGTATGCGCACCGATGCAGGGCCAGCGGCAGATATTCCTCGTATGGTGGGCAATGTCATGGCAACTGCTCCGGCCATGCTTATACCAGGCGGAAGAGAGTTAACGCTTGGCGGTATCACGGCGCGAGCATTGCAAGGCGCAGTTCCAGCTGCCGCCATGTACAGCGAAGCGGGCACACCAGAATCAAAACTTGCACAAGCGGCGACAGGCGCAGTTGCCGGTGTAGTTGCGCCTGAAGTGGTTAAAGGTGCGTCACGCCTTGCGTTAGGTGCAAAGGATCTAACAGCGGCAGCAACACGCCAAGCAACAGTTATGTCGCCATCGCAAGTGCGTGTCGAGATTAACAATTACATCAAAACGCTTGATCCGCAAGCCGATATTTCGCAACTTACTGCCACGGCGCAAGCAAGGCTTGCAGAGGGTGCAAAGCAGCAATTACAAGTAACCGGGAAACTTGATCCGGCGTCACTAATCAGGCGCGAGGATTTTGAAAAACTTGGTATGCCTTACACATCAGGCCAAGTAACGCGTGATCCTAGACAGTTTGCAGCAGAACGCAACCTTGCCGCCATTGAAGGTGCTGGTCAGCCGTTACTTGATATTTTTACGCAACAACCACGTCTGTTGCGCGAGCGTCTTGAAGCGTTACGCGGGCAAGCGCAGCCAACGCCATTGGCAACGGGAGAAGCGGTAACGGGTGCCATTGGTCAGCGCGTTGACCGTAGCGGTTTATTTGGCGCGCTTGGTGCGGACATTGATGCGGCATACAACGCAGCGCGAAGCCTACCTGGTGCAAAGGATCAAATTCCTTTTGGCGACTTTAGGATGCGCATTCAGGACACACTTGATAACTTTGAAGATGTTATCCCTTCGCCTGTTAAAAAGCGCATTGAACAATTTGCGATGGGCGGTGATGACGGAAGAGCGTTTAGCATTGAAGAGGCGATTAAGTTTCGCCAATTGCTAACGCAACGTGCCGGAGAAAATCCAGGTTCAGCAAAAGCCATGGGAGATATTAAAAAGCAACTCGATGCTTACATGGCGGAAGTGACGCAAAACATTCCAGAGGCAAATCAAGCCGTTCAAAAGTTCCGCGAAGGTATTGGACTGTCAGCCGCCAGAGCGCGTGAATTTGATCCTTTTAAGCCAATTGTTGCTGGCCAAGCCAATCAGGATCAATTCTTTCAGCGGTTCATTGTTGGCGGCCAAACAAAAGACGTTGTTGCGTTACGCGACACGCTCACCAAACCGCGTGGCGCTAATGTCGACCAGGCTACCGTTGATCAAGCTAGGGCGGCATGGGATGACGTTAGAGCGCAAACCATTCAATGGTTGATTGATAGTGCCGTGGGAACGTCTGGTGCATTTAGCCAAGCAGGATTTAATTCGGCACTCAAACGGATTCAACCGAAACTTGAAGTGCTATTCAACAAGGAAGAAGTTGACCAGTTAAAGCGTATTGGACGCGCATCAACGGCAGCGTTTGGCGAGCCAGCAACGGGTGGTGTGCCGCTGATCAACCGTTCGGGAACAGCGCCAACGCTGATGAACATTCTTACGCGTAGCGTTGGCGGCAACATTCCTATGGTTGGCCCGATGATGCAAAACGTTTCACAACGTATGCAAACCGCGGCCAACGTTGAAGCGGCACAAGCTGCCGCGCAAGGCGGCGTTGTATCGCCAGCCGTTGCCGCCGCACGCGAACAGCAACGACGTATGCTTGCAAGCCGTATGGCGGGGCCATTTCAGGTTGGCCCGTTCCAGGTTGCTCCGTTCCCTGTTGCAGGGGGACTTCTCACCGAGGAATATCGCAGGTAAACTGATACACGGAACTCCCCTCCTGTTGGTTTTTGCCCGCCGCTTGCGGGCATTTTTTTTGCCGTTCGTCGGAAAAGGTTGGACACTTGCAACTTTTTACCGCCAAATGGAAAGCTATGAACAAACTAATTATTGGTATTGATCCAGGGGCAAGTGGTGCAATTGCAACACTTCAAGGCAAGAAACTTATTGACGTGATTGACATGCCCATTGTGCAGCGCACCGTTGGAAAGGCTGTTAAGAACTTTGTGTCGCCACACGAATTGCATACGCATTTGGCGGCTTACCTCATTGACTATGAATGTACCGCCTATATTGAGCAGGTTTCCGCCATGCCTGGGCAAGGTGTAAGTAGCATGTTTTCGTTTGGGCGCTCACTCGGCAATGTTGAAGGCGTACTTGCATCCCTCCAAATTCCTTACCACTTTGTGCCGCCGCTCGTGTGGCAACGCAAGGTTAGGCTGACGGGTGGCAAGGATGGCGCACGAGCATTGGCGCAACAAATGTTTCCTAATAACGCGTCGAGTTTCTCTCGCAAAAGAGATGACGGGCGGGCTGACGCCAGTTTGATTGCACTTTATGGGGTTATGAATGAGCACACAGGAAGTTGAAAATCTAAAAGAGTTGTTGAAGTACACGCGAACACTTGCCGCGGAAAGCGACAACAAGTTGCGCGTTGCGCGAAGGTTTATACACTCGTTATTGCATCCAGAGGAATACGGGCACGCAGTCACGGAAGAGGTGCGCGGCAGAGCGTTAGAAATCATCAGGCATATTTCATGAAGCGCGTGCTGCTTATTGGATCTGAGGGTTACGTTGGCAGCCAATTGCTAAAAAACATTGCGCATGACGTGAATCTTGTGGCCGTTGATATAAAAACGGGCATGGATTTCATGGACATGTCAGACGTTGCGCTTAGTGCGTTTGATGAGATCCTTTTCTTTGCTGGCGTGTCTAACGTTGCCGACGCTAACCGCCAACCGCATCGAGCTGTAGCGGAGAACGTTGTATACACATTGTGTCTACTTGAGCGCATGGCGGCACACACAAGACTGATTTACGCCAGCACAGGGTCGTTGCTTTCAAACGGTGATTCATTGGTGGCTAACGAGCAACGCGAGAACGCTTATGACGCCAGCAAGTTGTCATTCGATTTGGTGGCTAAGTACATGGGCAAGCGCGTGGTTGGTTTGCGCATGGGCACGGTAAGCGGATGGTCGCCAAAGATGCGATGGCATTTGATCTTTAACGCGATGAACCGATCAGCGATTGAAGAGGGGCGCGTTTACGTTACTAATCCTGATGCGATGCGAAGCATTTTGTTCCATGACGACTTAGCGGAACGCGTGATGGAAATCATTGAGGATGACAGCGCGCAAGGCATTTATCCGTTGGCGTCTTACACCATGAGCATTGGCGAGCTAGCGCACGAGGTGGCAAGTGTTTACAAAGTCCCGGTTGAGTTTGGTGTTAGCACAGGCACATATTCGTTCGCGCTCCCAACAATTCCGCAACTCTATTCAATACAAGAACGCTGCGAACACTTCAAAAGGGCTTATGGACAAAACAATTAACCAATGCTTGCTTTGCGAGGGGAAAACAGAAATGATCTTTGATCTTGGCGAGCAACCACCCGCCAACGCGCTAAAGAACAATCCCAACACATTTGTGCGCTGCGCAAGGCTTGCTGCGCAGATGTGCACACAATGTACAC